GGTCAGACTGAGTAGAAACAGCTAATTACGCGTTAAACCGATGTTCCGTATCAAAAACCATACACTTCCAGGCTCGCCGTATATCGCCGAGTACCTCTGCGGTGTGTGCGGACGGTTCGAGCGCCTGGTGGCGCGTGATTCCGCGGGAGATCCGCCGGCAAACCATCCTTGCGGCTGCGGGACGGTGGCAGATCTCGCGATCTCGAGTCCCAAGATCGCGTTCTGGACGCGCACGCCGACCGCGGTGAACCCGCCGGGCGCCACCCGGAAGGAAGCGCCCGATCCCAGGGCCCTCGACACGCGTGACCTCGCCAGCGGCAAGCTCACCGAGCGCCAGTGGCGGGCCAAACAAAGCGAGCTCACGAAGGCCAGGCGCCATGCGCGCCGGATCAAGGCGGGCCGCGCGCAGAAGCGCATCCAAGTCAACGGCGTGGAGATCAAGTGACCGCGTTCGTCGGCGCCATCGACTCGATGACCGCCGCGGACCGATCCTTCGTGATCTCGGGATGGTCGGCATCCATGCGGAGCTCGCGCGATCTGCCGCTCATCCCGATGGACGCCTATGCCACGATCGTGCACCCAATCATCGAGCACTATCTCGATCACGTGCTCGTGACGACGCAACTATCGCGCGCGGACAATGGCGTGCTCCGCGGATTCGTCGTCGCCGATCCGTCGACGTACTCTGCTCGGGTTCGCGGCGAGCGCCGCGAGCTTCGTGGGTACGTGTACTACCTCTACGTCGCGGCGCCGTTTCGGGGTTGGGGGATTGCCCGGGCGCTGCTTGCCGCGGCGCAGATCGACGCCGGATCGCCGTTCGGGTATGCGGTGCGCACGCGTTCGAGTTATGAATGCCGCGCGAAGATGCCATTTGCCGAATACGATCCATACCGAGCTCGATTTCTTTCTCGCACGTCACAAGGAGACTCATGAGCACCGATGTCCCGCCCAGGCCGCAGCTCACCCGGATTCCGCTCTCACAGTTCTGGCTCCACGAGCAAACCGACTTCCCCGGTGGCTATGCAATGCAATCGTCATTGCTATTGGGCAAGCCCAAGGTTTCGGGGCGACCGTACTTCCTGGGGTGGTTCGTGCCGTCGTATCAGGTGATCGAAATCGAGTGGCACGCCAAGGAAGGCGAGAGCCCCGATCGAATGGGCGTCCCCATGGCTGCCGTCAAGAAGTACAAGCACGCATGATCGCGCTGGCCGCCGGCTATGCCGCCGCCGCGCGCCGCACGCGATACAACCGTCGCCAGCGCGACGCCGACCCCGCCCGCTGGCGCGCCACGGGGCGCGGTCATGCTCGGCGCCATCGTCACGCGTTGCTCGCGTTTCTCGGCGGTGAATGTGTGCGGTGTGGATTTCGCGATGAACGCGGACTGGTGATCGTGCAGCCGGGACGATCGTCGACGAGCCAGCTTTACACGCTGATGCTTCACGATCCCGATGAGGCGACCACTACGCTGCGTGTGCTGTGCGCGACGTGTCGTCAGATCGAGCGCGCTCAGGCCGCGCCGGACCAGCCGTCACCGCCGTCGCTCCAGCCGTCGGAGGCGTCGCCCGACGACCATTCGTCGTCGGGATCGGAGGGTCGCGGTCGCGGCGCGGACGCGGTCGGCGACGACGGTGTGCCCTGGGGGGCAATTTTCTGATCGAATCCGGGCAGCAGCGCGCCCAGTGCCATGCGGCCATATAAAAGGCTGTCGCAGTTCCCGACCAGGATTCCGTTCGCGAAATATTCATGCTCGACATCTACGGTCAGGTTGTAGACCTTAGCGCTTTCGCTTGCCGTAACGGACTCCACACGACAGGGTGCAACACGGGCTCTTGTCGTATTTATTGCGCACGAAAGTAATTCCGCATTGAGGGCACACGCGTTCGACGTCATCGAGTCCGCTGTCCCTGCGCCGTTTCGCGAAACACTTTGGGCTGCAGACGCGAGCATCGCGGCGCTTCGATTGAAATCCAAGGTCACAGACGATGCAGATGAGGCTGTTGAGCTTTGCGTTCGCGGAGATCTCGATGGCATGTCTCCGATGCCACTCGCGACCTTCATCGGATCGATGCCAAGCCGGAGCGGCAAGTTGCGCAAGCTTGATGCTCTCGCGTGACTTCGCGCGCCGAACCGGATCGAGCATATGCTCGCGCAGGTGTTCCGCGCCTCTGATAGCAACCAGGTTATCAATCCGGTTGTCGGTCGAATCACCATTTGCGTGATGAACGTGATAGCCCGGCGGAATTGGTCCACGAAGCGCCAACCATTTCGCGCGGTGCAGTTTGGTGCCGTCGGAGGCCGAGTGATAGCGACGCATGTTGGCATTGCTGCCGTCTGGGTAGCGTCGATATTTTTTTCCTCGAAATACGACGACCTCGGCGATTCCGTGCTTTCCCATGCGACGAGCATACAGTAAGGCGTCAGGTTGCCCAAGGGAATCAATCCGCGATCGGTCCACACAGGATGATCATGGGTGCCGCGTAGCTCACCGCGATCTGTTGTCAGCACGACTGTTTGGCGAACGCCAGTGCTCGCTGCGGCGAGGACCGGACGCAATGCCGATCGCGTCCACACGAGATCGCCCACGCGGATCGTCTCGATCGGCAGCTCGCCGCGATCGGTGCGCACGAGAGTGCCGGCGACGAAGCACGCGTGGTTGGCTTGTTTTGGGTCCTCGAGTCGGCGGCCGTTGGCGTCGATGATCCACTGCAGCGCGGAGAGCTCGGTCGCGAGCGCCGAGCCTTTCAGGATTCGGATCCGCCCCTCGAACATTTCGGCGTTGACGCTTTCGATCGCAGGGTCCTTGTATTTGGCGTGCTTGTCAGCCGCTTGGATGGACGCGATCCCGAATTCCTCACGCATGGTGCGCTCGAACCATTCGCCGGCGCCGGCGAGATCGGCGACCATGAAATCAGGCCAGCCGAGCTCGCCGATGATGCCACCGGGTTTGTCGACGCGGAGATCGGGACCGATCAGGAGCGTCGCGATCGCGCGCGCGCTCTGTTTGGTTTTGTAGAATTCGCCGATCTGCCACACCACGCGATCGCCGGCATAACCAAACGCGAATGCGCAGAGCGCGAACGCGTCTTTGTAACCGACGTCCATCGCGATGCCGTAGCCCCACGTCTTCGGATCGTAGCCGGGTGGCAGACGCGACCATCGCGTCGAGCCGAGCGGGACCTCGGGCGACCATTGATTGAATTCATGGCCATCGTCGTCGTAGGCGCGATAGGCATAGACGTGCGTCGTGTCATCCTGTGCCCATTGGCCCAGACCCTCGCGCAGCCATTTCGGATTGGTATCCGACCAGCTATTGGACGCTTTGAGCCGGAGCTTTTCTTGCCACAGCCGCTTGAGTGGCGCGATGCCCGCCTCCGCGCCTTCCTTGGAGCTCCACGAGTGCGACGACCATTTATCCCAGTCGGCGGGGTACTCGTCACGCCGGTCGTAGGCGCGGTGGAGCGGATCTTCGGTGCCCGACGCCGGTCGGGTCGCGTCGTAAAATAGCCCGTCCAGCCGATAGCCTGGCGTACCCAGAAGCACCAACGATCCGACGAGCCGCGGCCCGATGATCTCGTTTACCAGGCGGGTCAGCAGATCGGTGCGCGCAAGGCCGGATTCGTCGAGCGCGACCTCGTGCCACGTGATTCCGCGGAGCTTTTCGATCTCGTCGCGCTCGCCGAAGCCGTGCAGCTTCAGGATCGAGCCGTTCGCGAACGTGAAGTCGAGCCGGGTCTCGTTGTCGCGAATGCGCTCGCCGAGGTCGAGCTCGGCAACCAGTGCTTTGAATTCTTGCCATGCGATTCCGCGCGCGTGATCGCGGGTATCCGTCATGTACAGGCACTGCGCGCCGCGACCGGTGACGGTGTCGCCACGCAGCATCACGAGCAGGATCCGGCATAGCTCCGCGAACGTCTTGCCGGTGCCGCGGCCGCAGAGCAGCGAAATGAACCGCGCCGGATCGAATACGAAATCCGCTTGCTTGGCGTGCGAGACCTTGCGGATGTATTTCTCGGCCGCGGCGATCTCGGCGGTCGAGAATGGACCTTCGACCCAGTGCTTTTTCCGGCCGGCCACTATGCCGTCATCGGGTTATAGGCGCCGGCGGCCATCGCGCTGGTCGGGGCGCCGCCGACGGGGACTTGACCCGGCGGCGTTGCCATGGGCGGTGGGGCGCCGATCGGCATCCCCGGCGGCGACGGTGGCGGCGGCGGATTCAGGATTTGCGCGGCGGTGCTGACGAAGTTCGCAAGTGCCTCGAGGATGTCTTCGGGCGCATTCTGCGTCGCGATCATGAGGTACTCGCGCTGCATCATCGTGACGCACATCCCGAGGTTCATGAACGGCTCGGGCACGATGCCGGTCTCGCCATTCTCGATTCGCTCGATCGTCCACTGCACGCTCTCGATCGCGGCATTGTAGAGGCTGAGCACGCGATCGATGTCGGGATGCTCGATCAACTCGCGTGATTCGTCAAGCGAGATGATGCCGGCTTGCGCAAGCTCGGTGACGCGCTGTTGGCGTCCAGCGGGTGTATTCGAGACCGCGCTCGCGACCGCCATCTCGTACTTCAGATCGTCGAGATTGATATCGCCCCACTTCAGCGTCCGGGCCCGAGCACCACCGAACTTGCTGGCGTGCACGAGGTCGGGTTGTGCGCCCTTGGGGAGTTTTTTGCACATCGCAATTGCGAGCCAGACGGTGTCGAGCACGTACTGCTCGTACGCATGCTCCTGGATCGAGAATCGCTGCGAGTGCGTGATGCGCGCTTCGCGGACGCCTTCGCCGCTCTCGATCCCGCCTGGGACTTGACCGTTGACCATCATCTGGTTGACGCCGGTCTCACGCGCTGCGCTCGCCATGATCCGATCGACGTCCTGATAGGTCTCCTGGCCGACCGCTTGATAGTCGACGGACGTCGGCGGCGCCGTCTTGTACGCGCCGGCCGTAATCCCGACCTGCGAAAACGTTTTGAACGAGAGATTTTTGTCGGCGGTGTGAACCCAGACGATCGGATTGGCCTTCTTGTCGAGACTCGTCGTGATCTGCCAGTTGCGTCGGTTGAGATGGGTCTGATGCGGCAAGATGTATTCGGCGAGGCCGTGGCCATAGAAACCGAACACCGCGCGTTCCCAGTCCATCGATGCGAACGGGAAGAAATCGTCGTCGTATTCCTCGTCGAGCAGATCGACGTTGTGGATGCAGATCGTGTGACGTCCCGGAACGTAATTGGGATGACCCTTGGGGCCGAGCGGCAATCGCCAGCTCTCGATCACGACGAGCTCGTTGGCGTGCGCGAACGGGCGATACCCAGCCCACTTGCGCCAGTCGCCCATGGTCTGCGCCTTCCCGATCTCGTCGGCGAAGTCTGGAAATTCCTGCGCGAGCAATTCGCGATCGTAGAATTCGCGATAGTGGAGTTGCAGCGGCCGGCCATCGCGGCATTCGAGCTCGTCGACGACGACATTCTCGACCGGCACCGGACGGACGCAGAGCTGATCGAACTGATCGATCCAGACCTTGTTAAACGCTTTGCCCTTGAGCGCGGCGCCGGTGCGAAAGCCATGTTGGCATTTCGCGACGATCCCGAGATGGGTCATCAGCGCATTGGCGTATTGTTCGAGTCGCTTTGCGTTCTGCTGCCGGGTCCAGTCCGCATTGTCGGTCTGGATCCGGATCGAAAAATCCGAATCGGCGACGTTGGCGGTGACGCTATCGATCCCTTGGCGAACCAGGTTGTCGGTGACGATCGACTTGCCGCGGCCGGTGCCATCGTTGTGCGAGCGATGACCGAGGCTGCCGACCGAGAGCCGGTTCGTACGCGGATTCTGATCGACGAGCGCCTCGAGTCGGAGGCATTTCAGATAAAACCAGCTCTGAAAATTCTCGACCGAACGGACATAGGAGATCACTTGATCGTGAACCTTGTCCTTGGGCGCGTTCCACCACGTGGTGGCCTTGTAGGGACGCGCGACCGCCATCAGTGATCTCGTCGCGGATCAGGGAGATTGTCGATCTCGAGACGAGGGACGATTCCGCTCGGATAGGACGCCGGATCTTCCCAGGGATTCATCGGCTCAGACCATGCCGGATCGGCGTCGCCGCCATCGTCGTCAGTCACGATCGGTTCCGGATCGGCAGGCACGAATGTCGCGGTGCAGCCAGCGATTCCGATCGAGGCGATACCGGCTCGACGCAATTCGGCCGATCTCGAAAGCACGAGATCGATCCACGCATGGGAGTCGGTCACGCGGTCTACGTTAATGGGAGTTGACGCATGTGAGATGATTGTTTGGCATCCATGAGTAACCGCATTGTATGGATTACGGTTGCTTCGCGAACGTGTACTCGGTTGTGTAGTGTACTTGTGAATGGCCGATCTTGTCGCACCGCAAGCACCTGCGCCTGTGCCCGTCGTCGATCCGGCCGCTCGCCAAGTTGCGATGGTGCGCGATCGCGACCATGCACGCGCGACTCGCCGCGGCACGGCGATCGCGAAATTGCAGGCATCACGTGTGGAGGCAGCGCCGACGATCGAGGCAGCGCCTGCGCCGGTTGCGGCCAAGGCCGAGCCCAAATCGACCGACGCGAAATCGGATCCGAAGCCCGCCGAGCCTTCCAAGCTGATCGAAGCGGCAGCCGTCGACGATCCGGCGACGCAGCGCGGATTATCGCAGATCGAGCACGCACGCAAGCGCTTCCTCGACGAGCAACGATCCGAAAAGGCCGAGCTCGAGATCCAGCGCGCCGAGATTGCCCGACTCCGCAAGGACGCCGAAGGCAAGCTCGGCTCGATCGACGATCTAAAGAAGCTCAAGCCGATCGATGTCCTCGACCGGCTTGGCCTCACCGAGGACGATTACGATGCGATCTCGCGCGCGAGCTACGCGCGGACAAAGGCTGGCAAGGCTGATCCGCGGGCGGCGTCCGCGGCACAGGAAGCGGAGCGCTCCCAGGCGAGCCGCGGCCACGCGGCTGAGCTCGCCGAGCTGAAGACCGAGCTCGCCGCACTCAAGGCCGAATACAAGGGCGAATTCACCAGGCGCGATCAGGCGAGCTACGCCGAGCGCTGGGTCAGTGAAGCGGTCAAGGCGGCGCCTGCCGACAAGCCCACGCTGTTTGCACGCCACCTCGAGAAATCGCCGGAGGGAGCTC